TGCCATACACGCGCGCAGAGGACCCCCACTCCCGCTCCCGCTCCCGCTCCCGCTCCCCAGAAAAGATTAAACGATTTGTCGGCACCGAAGCCGGCGAAGCCCCCCCGGGTCCCTTCGTGGGCCAAGGCTCATCCCCCGGAGATCCTGGACACCATCTCCGAGATCCTCGACACCTGGCCGCACCACAAGTCCGACACCCAGCCCGAGTTCGATCCGAAGAAGCCCCGCCAGCCCGTCCCGGTCAGCAGTGCCCCCGACCTGGCTCTGCGCCTGGCGGAGATCGTCAAGAAGGGCGGGGACCTCGATGTCTGCCGTGCCATCGCAGCCCGGGCCGTTCGGGAATTCCGATCCGAGGGCAAGTGGATCAAGGCGGCCCAGCACTTCTTCGGCAAACTGGGGCCCTGGGAGGCATACTACCAGGCCGAGGTGACCAACCGGGCCATGGACCCGCCCGAGAACGATTCACCCCCTCCTGGGGCACGTATGCGCCAGGGCGATGGCCTCCAGCGTCTGGCTGAGGTGCCCGCATGAGCCCCCTGGCCACCTTCACCCCCGAGGACCGGGTCTGGCACGCCCAGCAGCGGGAGCTTTTCGCCCAGCCCGACATCACGCCCCGCCGGGTGGGCGAGAAGGTCTTCACCCGCACCCTGGGCCGGATCTGCCCCCACTGCGGGCGGACGTTCTACGCCTATCAGGCGGAGGGAAACGAGCAGCAGCCCTACCGGATCGAGGTAGATCCTTTGGGCGGCATAGGTATGCGTGAAACCTGCGGCTCCCCGATCTGCCACGAGGCAGAGGATCACCTGCAATTTGAGCGTCGGAAGGCATGGCGCGCTGAGCGTTACGAGGCCGTTGCCAGGGTCACCAAGGCCGCGGGTAATGCCTCCAAGGCCAAGGGGAAGCGCCTGTGAGAACCCTGGGCACCCTCCGCGACCTGGTCGTGCTCGTGGTGTGCCTCGTGCTGCTGTGGGCCTTCGGGCCTGATGATTTTTGGGAGAAATCATGATCACCCTTGCCGCGGTTCCTGGGGATTTCAACTGGTTGTTGGCCTGGAGAGAAGGCGACCGATCGCGCCTCGTGGTCAAGGTGCCGCTGGAGGACGTCTCCAGCCGGCCGGATCCGATCCGGAGGGCCTGGGCGGCATTGGAAGCCAGGAGGGGGATGCGATGAGCCAGCTCAGCCCGAAGCAGGAGCTTTTCATCCGGGAATACCTCAAGGATCTCAACGCCTCGGCGGCCTATCGCCGGGCCGGCTACACCTCCGGGAACGCGGACGTGAACGGCCCGCGGCTGCTGGGAAATGCTGGGGTGCGCGCTGCCATTGACGAAGCCCTCGAAGCGAGGTCCCAGCGGATCGAAGTGACGGCCGACCAGGTGCTGCTCCGGCTCTGGGCGGAAGGGAACCGGACGGGGGAAGGCTCCAGCCATTCCGCCCGGGTGCAGGCCTTGAAGCTGGTGGGGCTGCACACCGGCTTGAAATTCGTGGAGCGGCACGAGCTGGGCGGCCCGGGCGGGGGGCCTATCCCGCTGGAGGCCCGGCCCGACCTGTCCAAGCTCTCGCAGGAGCAGCTCCTGGATTTCATGAAGCTCCTGGCCCAGGTGACGCCGACGCTTTCGGAGGGCGAGAGTGAAGCTGCTGCCAACGCTTGAGGAGATCCGCTCGGAGCTGGCCAGGCGATCCCTGGCCGAATTCGTGCGCCAGGCGTGGCCCATCATCGAACCCGCGACCCCCCTGATTTGGAATTGGCACCTGGACGTGATGTGCAGCCACCTCCAGGCCCTGGTGGAGCGTCGGCTCGGGTTCCAGAACCTGGCCATAAACGTGCCCCCCGGCAGCATGAAGAGCACCATCGTCTCGGTCTGCCTTCCGGCCTGGATCTGGGCTCAGCGCAAAGACCACCCCACGGGCGGCCCCACCTGGCGCGGCCTGTTCCTCTCGGGATCCGAGGCGATCGCCCTGCGGGATTCCATGAAGTGCAGGGACATCCTGGAGAGCAGCTGGTACCAGAAGGCCTTCAGGCCCAAGTGGACCTTCGACCGGGCCCAGAACGCGAAGGGCTACTTCAAGAACAGCTCCCAGGGCTTCCGGAAGTGCCAGCCGGCCGGATCCAAGATCGTGGGCGAGCGGGCCAACGGCATCTTCGTGGACGACCCCAACGATTCCGGCCAGGATTCGAAGGCCGATCGGGACCAGATCAACTACTGGTGGGACAACGGGGCGGCCAACCGTGTCGCCGACGCCCGCACCAGCACCAGGTGCCTTATTCAGCAGCGCCTGCACGAGGAGGACCTCACCGGCCACATCCTGGAGAAAGAGCGCCAGGACTGGGATCTCCTGCTGATCCGGCAGGAATACGAGGTCCCGACCGAAAAGGCCCCCGCCCGGCCCACCGGGCTTGGCTGGGTGGATCCGCGCCTGGAGGAAGGGCAGCTCATGTTCCCGGCTCGGTTCCCCGCCGACGTCGTCGCCATGGAAAAGCGGCGCCTGGCATCCTCGGCCTACGCCGGCCAGCACCAACAGCGCCCGGCGGCCAAGGAGGGCGAGATCTTCAAGCGGGGCTTCGTGCAGTGGTATGACCCCACGCTGCCCCTGCCGGCGTTCAAGCGCCTGATCATGAGCTGGGACACCGCGTTCAAGGAGCGCACCCAGAACGACCCCAGCTGCGGGCTCCTGGGTGCCGAGACCGACCGCGGCATTTACCTCATCGACCACACCCTGGGACGCATGGCCTACCCGGCCCTGAAGGAAAAGGCGAAGGCCTGGGCGGCGGCCCACGGGATCTCGGCCCTGCTGATCGAGGACAAGGCCTCGGGCCAGAGCCTAATCCAGGAGCTGCGCATGGAGACCAGCCTCCCGATTGTCGCCGTCAAGGTGGACACGGACAAGGTTTCCCGAGCCACGGTCGTCGTGCCTACCTGGGAGGCCCGGCGGATCTTCGTGCCCCTGGGTGCGGCCTGGGTTGACGCCTTCCTGGAGGAGCTCTACACGTTCCCGAAGGGCGCCCACGACGACCAGGTCGATGCCTTCACCCAGCTGGTGAACTACCTCGTGATGGGCGGAGGGGCAACGGGCCTCCTGGGGTGGATGGAGGACCTCGCGTCCGAGGCCAAGGCTGGGCAGGACCCGGCCGCGCAGAAGGAACTCGGGGGGGTGTGGGCATGACCTGGATCTGCGTGAAGGAGGCCGCGGCTATCGTCGGGATCAAGCCTAGGCGATTCCGCGACGAGTGGACCCCTGAGACGGGCGTTGCCCAGGTGCTCTACCGGAATGCCAACGGAAAAACAGGACGGGCCAGGAGGGTGGATGTCGACCTGGAGGACCTGCTCCTCGTGCTGGCGTCCAGGACGACGTTCCGGGCTGGGTAGGCCTCGGAGTGGTGTTTAGTACGCAGAAGAGGTCTTTAGTGCGCAGGAGTGGTTGGTAGTGGAATGCGCCGGCTGGACGGGCGCATGAGGCTGGGGCTTACGGAGATCCCCGCCATGTTGATCCACAGCCAGTCCACCGGGATTGTGACGCGCAACGGCCAGAGGATCGCCAAGGGCTTCGCGGGGAACGACTCCCGGCCAAAGGTCAACCCCGACCACATCCACGGCTACAACAACCCCGCGGCGCAGCACCTACGTTTCATCGGGCCCCTTCCGCAGGGGCTCTACAAGATCGCGGAATGGCAGGATGAGCACCCGGGCCTCGGGCCCATCGTCGCCATCCTGGTGCAGGTCTCGGGAGAAACCTTCGGGCGGAACAACTTCCGGATCCACGGGGCCAGCTCCAGCGACCCCATGAACTCCTCTGAGGGCTGCATCGTCCTGTCCCACGATGACCGCGTGGCCCTGCGTGCCACGGGCGAGACCCTGCTGCAGGTCGTGGCGTGATGGAGCCGAACTTCGGCGTCGCCCTTGAGCACCAGCGCCGGAAGGCCATCCGCTACCGGCGGCTGGTGGCCACCCATCCCGACGCCCTGGGCCACCTCTTCCGCGCGGAGATCACCCTGGAGTCCATGCGCTTGGTCCAGGAATACCACTGCGAGGGCATGGTCCTCGCCCGCGTGAAGGGGCAACTGGCATGAGCGCCCTCCTGCAGCTCGTCACCGGCCGGGACAACCGCACCCACGACCTGGGGCGCTGGTCCTGGCTCATCGACACCCTGGCCGTGCTGGGCCTCGCCGCACGCCAGGAGTGGGCCAAGAGCGGATCCGTCTCCATCCGTGACCTCGCCATCGCCCTGGCCGCTGTCGCCGCTGCCCATGGCGTGGCCCTGGGCCTGAAGGCCTCCACCGAGCCGAGTGCGGCTCCCACCCAGGAGTAGGTCATGAGCGACGCCGGAATAACCCTCCCCGCTACCACGTCCAACACCGGCCCGGTGGTGGACGCAATCCAGATCACCACCGCTGCCGGGACAGTTGACCGCCAGCGGATGGACCTCGGGAGCGTGGGCGGGTCCAACCTCGCCCTGGGAGCCGCCGCCAAGTCCGCAGCGGTGCCGGTGGTCCTCGCCACAGACCAGCCCGCCATCCCGACCACGGCGAGCCGCGCCACGGTGCAGACGCTCCTCAATGCGGTTTCCGCCAACGGGCAGGGAGCAACGGCCCAGAACACCTCCAGCACCGTCACGATCCTGGCCAACGGCAGCGACACGGCGGCGGGGACGGTCATGATCTACGGTGCGCTTGCGGGCGGGACGGCATTCGTGCCCCTCGCAACCCTCCAGGTCCCTGCGGGCGGGGCTGACGCGGTGACGTTCCCATCCAGCGGCTTCGGCCAGTTCTACGCGGTCCTCAGCGGCTTCGCTGGGGCCGGGGCCATTACCTGCCAGATGGCGGGGGTGCAGTAATGGCCTCGATCCTGAGTCCACAGGCCCTCGGCATCCCGTCTCTGGCGGGCCACAACAGCGCCGCGATGCAGCCGGTCCTCAACAAATTGGCGCGGAATCTGGAAAACGTGGTGATCCAGGTCGTTGGAGATAGCACAGGCACCGATTCGACGCGCTGGGTATGGCTCCTAGCCAACTGGCTCCCCACGCAGTTCCCGGCCTACAGCGTGTACTACACGCTCTGGGATGATACCAACCATCTCTACCCCGCGCCCACGCAGTTGAGCACCGGGACGGGATCGCAGACGTTGACGATCTACAACGGATCCGCAAGCGGTCGCACGTCCACGTATTTTCTGGGAGGTTACTGGGCGACAGCTATCCAGGCGATTACGCCCGACCTGATCCTCATCTCCCATGGCCACAACCAGGGGACCGTCCCAGCGCAGTGGTGGGGCGATTACCTTTGCCTCACAGAGTCGCTGGCAGAGGCCAATCCCCAAGCTGGGATTGTGATGGTCCTCCAGAATCCCGAGAGCGCCAATACCCTCCAGCAGCAACGGGCCACGGTCTATGAGCAACTGGCGCGGCTGCGGGGTTACGGCCTCGTCAACGTGTGCCAAGCATTCCTCGACTCGCCCATCGGCATTCCCGGCCTGCTCCTGGACGGCGTTCACCCCAACCCCACCGGTTCCGCCCTGTGGGCGGCAGAGGTTCAGAAGTTGTTTCAGGGCTGGTCCAGGACCGGCCCCATCCTGCCCATGCAGCCCACATCCCTCAACCAGCGCGGGTTCCAGCTTCTCAAAAACAACGACTTTTCGACATTTTCTTCCGGCACGATCCCGACCGGATGGGTGCAGTACAACGGCACCGCGACCTACACCAAGGACGCGACCAATTACGAGTCCCCCAACGGCTATTCCATGCTCCTCACGGCCACGGGGGGAGCGCAGAGCGCCATCGAGCAGGATCTGCCCCTCAACCTCGTCCGTGGGAAATGGGTCACGGCCCTGGTGCGGTTGATGCTCCCCGCTGTGCCTGTCTCGACCGATGGCGTTGTGGTGCTCTACGACAACGTGCAGGGTTCCATCAAGTCCAACGCCAATATTTCTGACGTTTCAGGCGGTGCTTTCCGGTGGGTGACGGTGAGCAGCAAAATACCCGCCAATGCAACCACGGCGAGATTCTACCTCTACCCCGACTCCAGTACGACCAACCACGCCATTAACGTCGATTACGCCTCTGTCGTCCTCGGGCGACTCCCGATGCGGTAGGAGGGGACATGCTGACGGCCCTCTACGCCCTCCTGTTTGGATCCTCCTCGACGCCCGCGCTGGTCGAGGATCCCCGCTACTCGGTAGAGATGGAGGCCACCTCCTTCTCTTCGGACCTGGACCCCGCGAGCTACGAGGTGACGATATGAAGACCCTTCAGGCCAAGGCCCCCAACGACAACGTGGTCCTGACCCTGGGCATGGTCAACCGCCTGGAGACAGGCGAAACGATCACCGGAGGCTCGGCTACGGCGACCCTCGACTCCGGTTACGACCCCGCCATGTCCCTGACCGTCGTGGGGCCCGCCGACATCAGCGCCGCCCCCAAGGTCCGGGTCCGGGTCCGGGGTGGTTTGGTCGGCTGCACATACCAGGTGGCCGTGGAATGCACTACCAGCCTCGGGAACGTCAAGACCGGGGCCGTCCTGCTGCCCGTCAAAAAGGGAGGTGCCTGATGAGCATGCGAACCCGTCTTCTCGCCTCGGCGTTCGTCGCCTTGGCCTGCGTCTGGATCGGGGTGGACGTTCGCGCCTGGTTGGGTCACCGCCACGAGGCCCAGGAGCAGCACCAGGTCGTCCAGCAAGTCCGAACCTCGGACCTCATCGCCCAGAAAGGGGAAGATCATGCCCAAGCCGCCCAGGCCCTGGCCCCCGCCGCCCATGACTCCGCCCAAGAACTCCAGGCCGCACGTGCGCGCCGGGACCGGGATCGCGCGGCCCTTCTTGCGGGCCAGGGCCATCCGAAGCCCGGGGCGCCTGCCGATCCCCAGGCCCCCGGCGATCCCCAGCCTGTGGTGCCTCCTGTGGACGGCGCTGCTCTGGTGGCCGACGACGCTGCAGTGGATGCGGCGGCCGACAAAGAGAAGGCCATCCTGGTTGATCAGAATCGTCTCCTGACCCTGGCCCACCAAGAAGACACGGCCGCCATACAGGGCTACAAGGCCGTCATCGCCCAGCAGGCCGCAATCATCGCCGCCCGTCCCACGCCCAGGACCTGGGCCGTCGGGGCCGTCTACGGGACCAACCAGACGGCGGGCGGCTACATCTCCAAGGACCTCGGCCTGGTGCAGGTCGGGGTCCAGGTCGTGCGCCGGCAGCTCGCTGGGGGCCAGACCACCCTCGAGGCCATCGGGACTGCCGGGATGAGGTTCTGATGACGCTGTACGAACGCCTCGACACCCGGATCAACCTCCAGAACCTCCTGAGCGCGCTGGCCATTGCCGGGGGGCTCATCGCCTGGGCCATGCGCATCGACAGCCGAATCTCCGTGCTGGAGGAGGCGAAGAAGAGCCAGGAGATCCGTGACACCCTCCAGGACACCGAGTCGAACCGGCGCCAAGACCAGATCCTAATGGCCGTAAAGGACCTGGGCGCCAAGGTAGACCGGATCGGGAGCCGGCGATGACCGCCCCCATCGACCTGTCCCAGGCCCCGGGCCTCCTCCAGTTTATGGGCGAGGGCAACCAGTGGTTCGGGCCCGGCACGCCCCTGACCCCCGTGGCCCAGGGCCAGACCGTGGGCAGGGCCTACGACTTCGCCACCGGCTACAACTACCAGACCCAGCCCAAGCCCTACGAGGGCGTGCGCTTCCAGGACCTTCGGGCCCTGGCCGACGGCTACGACCTCCTGCGCCTGGTCATCGAGACCCGCAAGGACCAGATCGAGAAGTTGACCTGGGACATCAAGAAGCGGGGCGAGAAGATCGTGAAGAAGGGGGCCGCCCCTGACGCGCGCGTCGAGAAGATCAAGGATTTCCTGGCCTACCCCGACCTGGAGCACCCCTTCGGGACCTGGATCCGGATGCTCTGCGAGGACCTCTTCGTCCTGGACGCGCCCACCGTCTACAACCGGCGCACCAAGGGCGGCCAGCCCTTCTCTCTGGAGCTGATCGACGGCGCCACCATCAAGCGGATCCTGGACCCGACCGGGCGCACCCCCCTGGAGGGCCCGGCCTACCAGCAGGTCATCAAGGGCGTCGTGGCCTGCCAGTACACCCGTGAGGAGCTGTTCTGGATGCCCCGGAACCCCCGGACCCACCGGGCCTTCGGGTTCAGCCCCGTCGAGCAGATCATGACCACGGTCAACATCGCCCTGCGCCGACAGCTGCACCAGCTGAGCTACTACACCGACGGGAACACCCCGAACCTGATCTTTGGCGTGCCCAAAGAATGGACCACCGACCAGATAAAGAAGTTCCAGGAGTGGTGGGATTCCCTGATGGTGGGCAACAGCGCCATGCGCCAGCGGGCCCGGTTCGTGCCCGGAGAGGTCAAGCCCGTCGACACCAAGGAGCACGCCCTCAAGGACGAATACGACGAATGGCTGGCCCGCATCGTCTGCTTTGCCTTCAGCATCCCTCCCACCCCCCTCATCAAGGAAACGAACCGGGCCACGGCCCAGACCGTGCAGAAGGCGGCCTTGTCCGAAGGCCTCGCCCCGGTCATGAATTGGGTCAAGGCCCTCATGGACCGAATTCTCCGGGACTGCTTCGGAACTCGGGACCTGGAGTTCATCTGGAGCGAAGAGCAGAGCATGGAGCCCCTGGTCCAGAGCCAGCGAGACGAGGCCGACATAACCTCCGGCGTGCGCACCGTCAACGAGTGCCGGGAGGACCGCGGCCTGGAGGCCCTGCCGGATCCCCCGCCCGAGCCAGTTCTGCCCACCGGCGCCGCTGTCCCTCCCGGCAAGGAGCCTGTCGCCGAGGCCAAGCCTGCCCCTGAGGCTCCCAAGGCCTCCAAGCTCGCCAAGGCTGCCAAGGCTGCCAAGAAGGTCAAGCCCATCAAGCGCAACCGCCCGGCCCTGAACAAGCTGGAGGCCAAGATCAAGAAGACCGTGGCCACCTTCCTCAAGGCCCAGGTGCAGCCGATCGCCGAGGCCATCCACGCCGCCATGCCCCCCACGGCCGAGAAGATGGCCAAGATGAGCAGCGACGAGGCCAAGCAGCTCCTGGAGGCCTCCAACATCGACTGGACATCCCTGGGGGATGACCTGGAGACGATCCTGGCCTCCATCGCCCAGGACGGCGTTGCCCAGGGCCTGGCCCAGGTGGGCGCCACCACCACGGCCGACCTCCTCGACCAGGTCAACGAGCAGGCCGTGGCCTGGGCCGAAAAGCACGCCGCCGACCTGGTCACCAAGATGGCCGAGACGACCCGGGCCAAGCTCAGGGGCGACCTGGCCGCCTCCATCGAGCTGGGCATGTCCGTCCAGGACATCGCCGAGGTCATCGGCAAGGACTACAGCTTCAGCCAGGAGCGCGCCGAGCTGATCGCCACCACGGAGCGGGCCTTCGCCGACGTCGCCGGCAACATGATCGCCTACCGGGAATCAGGCGTGGTCAAGGGCAAGCAGTGGATCCTCGGCTCCGAGCATGAGGACGGCGCCGAATGCGATTGCGAGGCCAACGCCGAGGCCGGCGTGGTCGACCTGGACGACAACTTCCCCAGCGGTGACGATGCCGCCCCCGCCCATCCGCGGTGCGTCTGTGACGTGCTGCCCGTTCTCAACGACGACACCGAGGAGGCCTGATGATGCCTAACATCCGTGTTCTACCCCCTGACTCAAACCCCGTAACGACCATCGTGAATGGGCGTGCCTACAGCACCACCGGGGGGAACCCCCTGGACGTGCCCGACTTCGACGCCCTGGTCCTCAAGGCCAACGGCTGGCACATCTCCGCCGTCGGGGGCGTGGGCGCGACCACAGTCCGCCCCGCCAACCCCACCAAGAACACGCGCTTCGCCGACACGTCCCTCGGGGTGGAGATCACCTTCGACGGCCGAAACTGGCGCAACT